TCGATCGCGGGGTGTCCATTGCTTCCGTGGCACCGAATTCTGCCAAGCCCTTCTCAATGAACAAATCCACTAGATCAGAAACCGTCAGACTCGAAAGTGCCTCCCGCGTCATTTGATCCCCCAAGGTGCCTGAATCTCACCAAAGCGATTGCCGTTGAGCGCCGAATTCTGCCGAGAAATTGGCGACAGAGAAAGTCCGGGAGCGGGCGGAGGGGGCGCCCGCTCCCGGTGCCGCGCGATCGACGCGCGGCGCTCGGCCGAGCGCGAGGCTCAGCCGTTGGCGATGTTGCGGATGATGCCGAAGGCCGGCGGGAAGTAGTTCTGGAGGACGCCGTCGGCGTAGACGCCGTACTGGTACTGGCGCGTCTGCATCGGCCATTCGAGCTGGTAGTAGTCCTGCCGGAGCTTCATCTGCAGGATGTTCGCGACGTTCGAGAGCGGATAGGGGATCGCGCGGCTGAAGAAGACGATCGTGCCCGGCGGCACGTTCGGGTGCAGCATGATCTGCACGAGCTGCCCGCCGCTCATGGTGTACTTGTTGAGATAGCTCCCGACGATCGCCCCCGCGGTCGCCGTCACCGTCGCGGGCGAGCCCTGCTGCCCGTCGAGGTTGAAGCGGAAGAGCGGCGCGCCGCCGCCGGCGATCACCTTGCGCGTGATGTTGAGGAGCTCCTGCGAGCTCACCAGCAGCAGGTCCGGCGAGAGGCGGAAATTGTCCCAGAAGGACTTGAGTGCCACGTCGATCTCGACGATGCCGCCGGCGCCGTCCGCCGTGAGCGGCGTCCCCAGCCCCGGCGTTCCCGTGGGCATGGTGAAGACGTAGCTGTTGGAGCCCGGAAGCTGGATCTGCGTTAGAAGCCCGTCGAAGACGAGGCCGTTGGTGCTGAAGTCGGCGGCGGGGAGCGAGGCCGCGGTCTGCGTCCCCGCGGGAGGCGCCGCGATCAGCACGGAGTTGATGGTGGTGATGGCGCCCAGCGTCTCGGCGCCGGAGGCGCCCCAGAACCAGGCATAGGCGCTGGCACCGTTGACCGCGGCGACGCTCGCGCGCACCGCGTGCGTGGCGCTCGCGTCGTTCGCGGTGGTGACGGCGGCGGCAGCGGACTTCCGCGCGGAGCCGCCGCCGTAGCTGTCGGTGGTGCCGTCTGCATTCGGGCGCGAGACCTGCGCGGGCACGCCCGCCGCGACCGAGCCGTTTAGATAGCCTTCGAAGCTGAGCGCGACGCAGAGGACGCTCACGGTGGTATTGGCGGCGAGGCCGCCGCCGGTCGCGACGTCGCTCAAGGTCGGCGTCGGAGTGGTGCCGAGCGCGAGGCTCTGGTTGCCGCCGACGATGAGCTTCTCCTCGCCGATCATCACGGAGCGGAGCAGCCCCTCGGTCGCGCGCATGCGGAGGTCGTCGAAGCCCTGCGCGGCGTAATCCGCCTCGAAGGTCACGGAATCCTCGAGCCCGTAGCCGCGGTAGGCCGCGGTGAAGTTCTGCACGGATGTGGCGACGATGCCGCCGCGGCGCCCCTCGGAGACGCCGAGCGAGAGGCCGTTGATGTTGATGCCGGTGATCGCCTTCCAATTGGTCGCGGTGCCGCCGCGGCCGGGGACGCGCGGGATCTGGTTGCGGAGCGGCGTGATCACGGGATAGAGCGTCTTCGCCGTGGGCTCCAAGTCGATGAAGACGAGGCCGCTCGCCTGCGTGAAGGACTTGCCCAGGAGGTCGCGCGTGAGGGTCGCGTTCTGCTGCGCCTGCTTGATGCTGTCGAGGGTGTCGTTGGTGGTGCTCATGCTATCTCCAAAAAAGAACCCCTCTCCCGCGAAGCGGGAGAGGGTTGGGGCCCGGCACAGGGTGCCGGGAGGATGAGGGTACCGGCGCTTAGCCGATGAAGCGCACGAGCCGCGCGCCCTCGTAGGCGCGGCGGATTGCGGCCTGCGTGTCCGTGGACGCCTCGACCTTGCGCGCGGGATAGTCGTCGCTCTTTTCGAAGCTCCGAAGCGCCGCCTTCGCCGGCGACGGCCGCCTCTCGAGCTCCTCGATGCGCTTCAGCAGCGACGCAAGCGCCGCCTTTACGTCGCCGGCATCGCCGTCGTGGCTGCCGGAACAATCGGCGCCGAGCGCCGCCGCCATGTCGTGAATGCCCTGGACGCGCTGCAAATCCTCGCGCGAGTGCCGCGCGCCGGCCTTGCCGAGCGCCGCCGCCTTGTAGAGCGCGAAGAGCGTCTCGGGATTGGCGGGCCGGTCGACGAGGCTGATCTCCGCGAGCGAGAGGCCCGTGATGATCCGGGGATCGCTCGCGTCGCGCCTGGTGACGACGCCTCCGATCGAGAAGCCCTTGTAGACGCGCGCCTGCACCTTATTCCAGGCCTCGTCGTCGACGACCTTGACGCGGATCCAGAGCCCTTTCTCGTCGACCGAGGCCTCCTCGGCGACGCCGACGGCCGAAGGCTGGTGCATCTCGCGGACGTTGGCGAAGCGCATGTAGTCCGGGAGCGCCGCCGCGAGCGCCTCCTTGCGCACGACCTCGCCCTGGCTGTCCACGGCCTCGGTCGAGGCATAGCCGTAGACCATGCGCTCCTCCCGATCGACCTTCGCGATCGGGGCGTAGATTGTCTTCTCGGTCATGAGAAATTGTCCTTGGTTGGGAATGGGCTTGGGAATTGCCAGAGGGAGAGAGAGGTCGCGGAGCTTTCTTGTCGCGGCACCCACCGCGAGCTGCTCCCGTCGCCGTCAATCTGCCTCGGTGACGCGCTAGTCCTGACGTAAGGCCGGAGGGCTCGCGAAAGCGAGCACGCCTGCGACGTAAGCTCTCACTGCTTGGGCGGCGTCGGCTGCAGGAAGCCGTCCGCCCACATCACCTCGTCGACGGTCACGGCCTGAATCTGAAAGCAATCCGGCCAATCGCAGAATCCCGGCTTCTCGCGTAGGCTCGCCAACACGGCTTCCCCCGTGGTCGCCTCGCCAGCGGCGCGCCTCTCAAAGGTGAATTCCGGAGATGAATTCGCCGGTCCTGCGGTCGAAGAACATGCAACCCAGCAACCCTTCGCCCGGTGTGCCCGGGGCTCCTGAAATCGGGTCTCGACGGTGTAGTGGGGGGCGCCCCGTCAACTCTCAGGCGAGACCCCTGAGATAGGCCGCGCGCTGCGGAAACTCGCGATCAAGGTATTCCAAGTAGTCAGCGGTCAGCAGCTCTAGGAAACATTCACTCTCCGGCTGATCGGACGCCTTCACCTCAAAGGTGGCTCCGGCCGCCTCCAGCTCTCTCGTGACGCCGCGGTCGGCGTTCCCAGTAGAGAACGTAGCCCATCGATTTCCGCACATGGGCGTCAGGCATCGCGCCCGTTACTGCGCCGCGTAGCCTTTTGCCATCTCCAATTGCTGACAATCCGCAAGTTTCTGGGAGGCGAGGTGAGTCTTCTCGTCCAATTTCTTGCGAGCTTCCGCGAAGCACTGCGACAGCTCGCGATCGACCGGCAGTCCGTGCCAGCCCCATTTGTATGTCGACGCCATGTAATTCATCGCACCCGACACTTCGAGATATGCAGCACGTCGTACCCATTCGATACCGACCCGGTCTCGCTCGGACCTCGGAATTGTTGCCATGAGATCACTGCGATACCATTTGTCCGACGAGGGATCGTGCTCGCGCTCCATCTCGAGAGCGCCGAGCAGCAGCAATCCCGTCCATTGGATCGCATCGCGATCCTCATCGCTGTGGGCACGGAGGATCCGATAGGCTCGCTGATAATCTCGATCGGCGTAGGCCTGAATTATGTCGCGCAGGATCTGCCGGCTCTCTTCCTCGGGGTCCGTGGCGCCGGCGATGGTCGACGATGACGACTCTGCCGCCGCTCCCTGGCGCGGCACGAACAAGAATCCAATCACGGTAATCAGGAAGAGCAAACGGAAGACCACCCACATCGGCATCCCTCCGGGTTCCCAGCTACTGACCGCGCCCGGGCGTGGGATCGCTCGAGTGGGAAACCTCAGCCAAAGTACGGAACCACCCTTGCCACAGGATACCTCAACTGTGCGGTGTCCGTCTGCCGCAATCAATGACCGGTTTCCCTCGACGAATCCTCGATCCTCCGCGTCGCCGCATGAATTGCGCCGTCGTTGCCGATTTCAAGCACTCTCTCATAGATTGAAAGGGCGTACCGGGCCTGCGTGCGGTCTCGCGGCCCGAGCCCGCGCTTCAGAAGACAATAATCTTGGACGATCCGCGCTTGCTGCTCGATCCCGAGATCTCCGAACCTCGGTGATTTTCCTCCGCTGTCCAGCAGCTCATATCGATATCCCGAGACCAAATGGCTTATTGCACCGACGGTGATGCCCTCCCCTCGCTGCAGAATGTGTGTCAACTCGTGTAGAAATGCTGCCTGATCCTCGATCGAGGAGGAGGAGAAGTCGTCCCGATAGGAGCCGCCTCGCCGCGGATAGTAAATCTCACCGTCCGGGGCCATGGTTCTGTCCGATCCGAGCGGATACTTTTCGTAGTTATGGATTTTTACGTTGTCGTAGTCGATTCGATCTCCGAATATCGAGCGGGCTAGCGCGATCTCGCCTGGCGTGAGATGCCGATCGATACGCGCAGGATTTGCCCCTGCGATCGCGTCATTCATGGCCCCGATATTTTCGGCTTACGCGACTGAATTTCGCGGGAGCGGACCGATGCCGAGGCGGGTTCAGTGTCATCCCTCGGCGCAAAGCGGCCACCCTCGTGTGTGCCCGCGGGCTCGCGCGGTTGATCGCGGTCATATTTTGCGACCCCCTCCGCCCCCTTCCCCACCGGCGCGAGCCCGAGCTCCTGGCGGACCTCGTCGACGGACTTGATCCCCGCGCTGACGTAGGCGGTCGCGATCTGCGCCGCCGTCGCGGGGTCTTGCGCGTCCTCCTCGCTCCAGGCGAATTCGAGATCGGGGTAACCCAGGTGCCGCTCGATCACCTCGTCGAGGAGGCCCTTGACCCAGCGCAAGAGCGGCGCCAAGCCCTCCGAGCGCGCCGCCGCCTGCGTCGTCTGCGCGGTCGCGCGGTTGGCGTCGCGGACGAACGGCGTGGGCGCGATCGAGAAGGCGAAGCAGACGACGCGCGCGAGCCACTCGTCGTACTCGTCCTTCAGCATCGGCTCGCGCGTGAAGGTCGGCTTCATGCCGCCGGGCACGAACTTCGCGTGCCGCCGCGCCGCGACGTTCCCCTCGAGAAGGCTGTCCCAATACTCCTGGAAGCGCCGGATCTGGTCGGGGCTCCAGCTCTCGGGCACTCCGATCATCGCCTCCGGCACATTGCCCTCGGTGTAGTAGGCGAGCTGCGCCGCCTGGCGCCGCAGCGCCACGTTCACGGTCATCACGACCTGCTCGACCGGCGAGTAGCCGTAGATCTTGTGCGGCCGCGGATTGCGCGGGCGGTAGATCAGCTCCTCCACCGTGTAGTCGACCGCCGGGAGCCCTTTCAGGATCTGCTGATAGGCGGGATCGGGCGGCAGCGGCGTGCGCCCGCGCGCGTCGAGCACGCGCTTCACCGTCGCGCCGTCGACGACCTCGAGCGCATGGACCCCGCCCCCGGCCTCGCGCCGCACATAGAGCGCGGGCGCATCGATCACCAGCAAATCCTCGAGCAGGAGTCTCACCCAGGTCTCGAAGGAGTGCTCGCAATCGGGATAGCGCAGGAGTGCCGTCACCGCGCCAATCCGAGGATCGGGGTCCTTGGTGCCGTCGCGACGGCGGATCGTCCAGTCGAAGCGTCCGACTTGGTCCTTGCGGGTTTCGATGACGAGCCGCAGCAGGTCCCAGGCGTCCGCGAGCGCGCGAAGCTCGCGAAAGCCGATGCTCTCATCGGGCCGCGGCGCGATGCGGAGATTGACGCCGACGGGAAAATCGAAGC